ATAGATTCGAAGATGTTGAGGAATGTTCTCGAGAATTATGTCGAGTAACTCCGCATCTCCGATACGATAGAAGTGATTGTGGAGCCGGAATAGGTCGATGCCTGATATACGCGTTTTTACGTATACCGGGCGGATATCTTGACCTAAATAGTAATCGCTCCCGCAAGACTCGCGGAAAGGACCACTCCAGAACGACTTCGAGCTATTAACAACGAAGCCACAAGCTTCAAGTACCTCCATAATAAAAGGAGCATCTTGAGTCGGACAGACAATGTCGTCACCATAAACTGTGACCTCACCCTCTGTACAACTGCTTGCTAGAGCCCAAAATATCAAGGACTCTAGGGGGAACGTAAAACCATTCCCCATACTGGAAAACTTTTCGAGCCTCTGCCGAGTGCCATCAGGCATACGGAAAACGCAAGTCCGATATTTGGACAAAACGTTAACCCAGTCTATAGGCAACAAATGCAGGACAAGCCCGTAGGCTATTGTGTCCGAAGCGCTACTGAGGTCGAGTGTTGCTAAGGCACCCGTAAGAGACCCTTCAAGAGCCCGTCGCTGATTTAGCGATTGGTCTTTTAGGTCTACCCCCCACCTCTTCAACCTAGTCGCAATATAATCCCCATAGGCGATCTGTCCTAATGAATTCAAGACAGGTTCTACGCCTATAGTGCGATAGGTTCGAGGAGATTTCGGTACGAAACTGATACATCCGTCTTTTATTTCGACGGACACAGTCTCCACTACATCCTCACCTTCATACCGGGTTTCTATGGCATGAAGGCTGGTATAGTGGGGCATTTCTGCTAGGATTTCAGAAACCCAAGGCAGAAGGTTCGTACTACACGATGGTGTTGCACTCAATTTTGAACGAGTGCTAGCACCTCTTTTTGGTAAACCGGCATTTGCACCGGGACCAAACCTGAGTGTCAACCCTTCAAGGGTTGGAACAGCTCCTAAAACTTTGGCTATTTTTCCGCTGGCGCTGTGAAATACAGCTTCAACGCGGGGATCAAATTTAAAGTCCCCGACAGACCATTGTTCAAAGAGTTTGTTTGTTTTAGCACATCTCAGTTCGGCCTCATCAAATGTGGTCATTGCCGCCTTCTGCTTGTCCACCCCAATATTCAAGAAACTTAACTTTGAATAGAGGGCGAGGATTTGCCTAAGGTCCTTCAAACAGGCGAGATTGCAAGCCCATTGAGGATGGCAATAAT